ATTGCTATAGGCTTGCATTTTGTTTCCTCCAGTTCCTGTCTAACAATCACATTGTCTTACGCAACGATGGTTTATAGCTAAACGCAGACCTTGCGCTGTTTCCCCGTCCTAGGGCATGTATTCAGCTCTCGAATCCATTTTGGTTGTTTCATACATACTAACACAGTGCAATCACTGTGCCACAGCTAACTTGTTGATTCTATTACAATCCCAGTTTGCAAGTGTGCATAAGTTTGCACATTTAGGGTACTAAATTACCCACGGTGGGAAAATGCTTTCCTAGCACTTTAGTGGAGGATTGACAGGCATGGTATCATGTCGGCAATGAGCACCAACCCACAATCGCCCGATGTGCAAGCCGATCCTGGCATGCTGGCAGGCGTGATCTTGGGGCCAGCCCCAGCTAAGGGCGACCGGGCTGCTGAAATCCGCTATCTGTATGAAAAATATCCTGAATTATCACAGGCTGCTATCTCCCGACGCGTAGGGTGTACTGAGAGTAATGTGTCTCAAGTTCTTAAGGATTACCTTAAGGACATAACTACTGAGGAGTTAGCTGAGTTTCGTGGAGATAAGGCTAGTATATGTGAGGTAATACAGCATAGACTACTAGCATCTATTACTCAAGACAAGCTAGATAAAACTCCTGCTGTATCACTCATAACAGGCTTTGCTATAATGCAGGACAAGATACAAGTAATGCGAGGACAACCTACTAGCATACATGTACATGCTTTAGTAGATGTACTAGAGGCATTGAGAGTAAGAGAAGCTAGTGAGTAGTAGCCCAGTAGTATAGTAGAGTGTGTAGTAGAGTGTAGTATAGGTCACCTTCAGTAGTGGGGGGAGGGGGGGTTTGCTTAAATAGTGGCTACTATGAGCAATCAGACCAATAAGAATTACTTAGTGCCTACCCTAGCCCCCCTTAGAGTGGGGTGGGTGTCATGGACGTACCGACCTAGGCACTCAAGTTTACCAACAAAAAGGAGTCTCAATGAGTCCCATTGAACTAACTATTATCATTATCTCGTTGATTGTTGCTCTGGCTGTACCTTGGCCTGGAGTTCCTGATCCTTGGAAGCCATCGGGCTATAGCATCGTAAGGTGGCTGCTCTCTGTTGTACTTGTGTGCATGCTGTGTATGCAATGGCTGAAACACTGAGTAAGCATGGACATGGTAATCCTAGTTCGTGCGGATGGCACAGTGCAGATCACAGTGTCTCCTTACCAATGGCAAGAGCTCTTATGTGTACCAGAAGAAGTGGAGTGTGAAGATGGTGGCGCATAACATTACATACACACCAATGTCAAATGTGGACGTGCCTATATTGGTACGTTGCACATGTGGAGTTATCTTACCTGCTCATAGCGGAACTGATGCAGTTCGTGTAGCTAAGGTTCATATTGAGGGTGAGAAGCTCAAGGAGGCATCTGATGCCATTACCACCTAAACAAGTAAAGAAAGCTAGTAAGAAACGTGGAATGCGAATGAGGAAGCCACCAGTAGTGAAAGCCTACTCACCAGCACCTGATGTTATCTCAGTACACATTCGAGCAGAGCCGGAGCATGTAGCTGAACTTCTACCACACACCGATGACCCTAAGACATTCATTCAGAAGTTGTTAGACTGGCTTAACGATAAATAATGCTAACTGATAAGACAGCTACTGAATACGAACAGTCTGTAGCCTATGCAACGTGGGTATGGGAAGAGACAGGTCACACCTTCTCCTTTGAGTATCAACAAGCTATGCTGCGTGTTGATGCCGTCATAGCACAGTGGAACAAGGAATGTAGAGAGTCACAATTCTAATGAAGCGTAGACGCTCACCTACGAGTACCACTGCTGCACCATCTGCATCCCCTACTGACTCCGCTATAGCCTCAATCCTCTCTGGCTTTGATCCTAAGAAGCCTGAGACCCTAGCTAATGTTGAGGTTGCAGCACATGAGCATTACAAACTCTTCTTTCTCAAGCTCACTCACATACAAGATGACTTCATACGTATCAAGAACAAGTATGGTCGTATGCCTCGTATTAGGCTCTTTGAAGGTGCTAACCAATCAGGCAAAACCACACTAGGCATTGCTGAGGACATCGCTCACATGATGGGCTTCCGTCCTTGGCTAAAGAAGGATGATCCTGACTACCGCATAAAGATAAAGGTTCCTAACAATGGCTTGCTAGGTTGTGAGGTAGCTGGACAGAACCTTATCCAACGTATCGAACCTCAGTTCAGAGAGTTCATACCCTCTCACTGTGAGCCTGAGTGGACACGCTATAGTGATGGCTCAGTCAAGTCAGTCACCCTAACCTACGACTACCTAGGCAACAAGTGTGGCTCTACAGCACACTTCAGATCGTATGTCCAGCCTGCTGAATCCTTTGAAGGTGTCCTCTCTGACTGGCAACACTGGGATGAGCCTCCACCACAGCCAATCTGGAATGCTGCATCTCGTGGTAAGATGGCTGCTAACGCTCCCTCATGGCTCACCATGACTCCCCTCAAGGAGCCTTACATCTATGACATGCTCTCCCTCAATGCATTCAACAACAATGGAGAGGATGATGAGATAGCGATATTTAGATGTAGTGTATGGGAGAACTGCCAAGACTGGTGCCGTGACTGTAACGTTACTATCCCAGAGAATCATCCAGAGAACCTTGAGCCTGGACAAGTACGACCCAAAGGTAAATGCCCTAACTGTGGTAAGGTTATGGGCTTCATGCCTAGGGCTGGCATAGACAACTACCTCAAGACCATCACTGACCAAGATGAAAGGGAAGCTCGTGAAGAAGGTAAATGGAAGCATCTCTCAGGGATGGTCTATAAGGAGCTTGATCGAGAGCAGCATCTATATACTGACTTTACTATACCTAGGGGGTGGATGAGGATTGAAGCAGTTGACCCCCATGATGCCCGTCCTACATGCTGGCTCTTTGGTGCAGTCTCTCCAGAGGAAATCATTATCAATGGGCGTACAGCCAATCGAATCTATTTTTATGACTACCTACTTGCTAGTGGTAACATTGACTCCATAGCTCGTGCTGTTAAGATAAAGCGTGCACAGCATGACTACCGTGAAGCTTCTATAGTCGTCCTTGATGCCAAGTTTGGTAGTAAGACAGTCAAGACAGCCACTGAAGAAACTAGCTGGGAAGATGAGCTTGACCGTGCAGGAATTAAGAAGATCGTCCTTAGCCACAGTGCCCCTGGTGACATTGCTATAGGTCATAAGGTGGTTAAACAATATCTTCAGCCTCAATATAGTAAGCTCCAGAACCGTGAGTTCCCTGGTATGGTGTTCGCTCGTGATGGCTGTGCTGGTCTTAAAGGCCCAATCCAGAGCATCTTTAATTATCGCTGGAAAGAAGGTAGCGACCAACCGGAGCCTGACTTTAAGGACTTCTCTGATACTGTTCGTTATGTTGCATTAGAGCAACCTGTTTACCGATCTCCTGAGCTGGACGAAGTGCTAATGCACATGCCTCCTGTAGAGGCTTACAACCCGCTTACTTATGGACTGGTGATGAGATAATGGCTATCATTCGTCCAACAACATGCTCTGTGCTGTTCCAAGAGCCAAACATAAAGGTTCTATTGGACGAGTATGCTGCTGAATGTTCTATCACTGAGCTTGGGTCAATTAATCCACAATGCTCAACATACGACGTAATGGAGGCCACAGGTGGGTTACAGGCGTTTGGAGTATATGATAGTGTGCTGCTAATTGGCTTTGCTGTTGTGTTGATCTACACCCTTCCCCACTATGGAAAGAGGGTTGCTACTACAGAGAGCATCTTCCTCTCTAAAGATCACAGACATGGTGACATTGGTGGAAGGCTTCTACTGTTCATAGAGAGCTATGCAAAGAGTAAAGGGTGTATTGCCTTCCTTTACAGTGCTCCAGCAGGTAGCCAGTTTGACCATCTATTAGCTACAAACGTAGATCGTTATCGTAACACAAGCAATGTTTACCTACGGAGTTTGGCATGAGTTCACTATCCATCCTTGGCAATACGATCCCAGCCACCACTCAAGAATCTATTGAGAAGGTGATAGCCATAGAGAATCGTTTAGGTCAGCATGAGCAAGCCAAGATTAGTACAGAACATATCTTCCATGCTGGGATGTATATACGCACTGTTAGGCTAGTGCCAAACACAGTGTTTACAAGTGCCCTCATTAAGATACCAACTCTAGTTG